GTGGCTTGATACCTGCACCATTGCCAGTCTTTGACCACAGCTTCTTCTCAGAATCCTTCCAAATAGATCCACCAACATATTCAACAATAACTGTCTTACCCTTTGTTGCGGTTGCTTTCTCGTCTGTCTTCGTGGCGGTTTCGTTAATGTCTTTCTGCCCTTTCGATGCATTGCCTGTTAATTCTGTCGATGCGGTCGGCTGTTTGTTCGACTTAGCCTGCTGAATTGGCTGATTTGCGATTGCTTTCTTATCTGGCTTGATAATATTCTTTGCTTCCATGTTAATTTCTCCTTTCGAAATCTTTATAAGCCAATGGGCAGGTGGCGATTATGCACACCCACCCATCGACAATAGTCATTGCTGGTGACTTCAATAAATTATACGTAACAATCTCTAACATCCAGTGATCTTATACACATTATCACCGTAAAGTACGGCAAATGTGTAGGCTTCGATAGTACGTACTTCTTCTGCCGCAGTTGCGAAGTTTTCTGTACGATCAAGTCTTAACTCTTCACGTACACAGTAGAGTAACTTATCCTTTGCTCTTACAAGAAGTGCTACTCCAGGAGTTACCCATGCTGTAATAAGAACTGAAAGTCCTGCAACACCCTTAACATCGCCAGTGTTAGGATCAAGTACAATTCCAGGAGGTGTCTGCTCTGCAGTTGCAGGGATCAGATCATCCTGCTGATCAGGATTCATAATAAGGTGAGTGAAGTGAACAGGTCTAGGAATGTTTGTTCCAGACTCTTTGAATAATGCACCTGCTTTCTTAGCATTTCTGATATCAGCAATACTAAGTGTACCAGGAGTACTAGCAGCAACAGAATGTCCTGCACCTGCTTCCAATGCCGCAAATGCTACCTTATTCTTGGTACGTGTATGAGCCTTACCAAGTTCCTGTGTGGTATATCTCATAACATCAACCTGATCATCACGAATCATCTGATGTGTAAATCCTGCACGAACACCATAGTCTTCTGCTGAAATTGTCTGTGTACCAGTTCCAAGGCTTACAAAAGGAATCTCCTGTCCCTCTATAATTTTACCAACTACTAATCCCTTATATGTAGGGAATGGAATGTTATTTCTTGTAAGTTCGAATCTCTGGAAGATCGTCTCAAACTGGGAAGGTTCCTCATTTGCACCCTCAAGCAGTAACGGATTCAATCCATATGCCATTAAGTCAGCAAAATCGGCTCTACCCTGCAACTCAGAGATTCTCATATTTCCGAATTTGATATCTGCCATGATCTATATCCTCCTTATTAAATACTAAATTTGACGAAAACTTCTCCGCCATTAGATGCTGTGTTTAATGCAATACCAATTATCTTAGTAACTGTATCACCCTTAGTTGCTACTTTACCATCTGCAGCAGATTCTACCTGTGCACCTGCTGTGATTGCACCAGATGCAGTAAGTCTGAATAATCCCTCTGTTTCTACAGAAACTGGATCTCCCTCTTTAGCATCAAACATTGCAACACCAAGAACCCTGGCAGATGCTTCTGTGGAAGGTGCTACAGTCATATCACCTGAAATTACTACGACCTGACCTTTCTTAACATCTGCCGATGCCTTAAGAACCTTCTGCTGAAGATTTGTATTTGCATCAAACTCTGCAGGCATTGCACCGATCATATTACCTTCATTGATCTTATAATCCTTTGCCATGATCTAATATCCTCCTCTCAATTATTTGCTCTCTTTCTTGACACCGAACATACCAAGAACTGCATCCTTGATATCATCTCCGCCAAGATTATTGTACTGTCTACCAACTGGTGTATTATTCATACCACCCATTTCACGAACGAATGCAATCTCACTCTGGAGAGATGCATCAATCTCTTCCTTGGTCTTACCAGTTACTCTCTTCATAAAAGCATCAACATGCTTCTCATCAACCTGCTCTGTAATCTTCTGAACCTTATATGCATCAAGTTCAGCCTGAACCTTAGCATCCTCAAGTTCTGTGATCTTCTGCTCATAAGCATCGATCTTACCCTGCAGTTCTGCGATCTTAACTGTCTCCTGTTTGCCACCAATAGTTAACTGCATTTCAGTTACCTTGTTGGCTTCGATAATAGCTGATACAAGATCTGGGTTCTGTGCCTGCAACTCTGCAACAGTAATTCCTTTAATAATCGCATCATATCCAGTAGGATTAAATGCTTTGAACTCTGAAACAGTTGCGTTTTTGATAATATCCTGTGCGTTTAATTCAGACATTTCATTGTCTCCTTTCATATTATTATTCATTTCTGCAACCACTGATATTGCTTTTGAAGTACCCATACCCTCTGTACTTGGATTCGCCCAGTCTATTGACTGCAACTCTGTCATATGAATAACATCAAGGGTATCGGTATTTCTGATAACATCTGCAGATCCATTGATTGAAACTGTCATAGGATTTCCTGCAGCAATACTCTTAGGAACCCATTCCCTAAGTGGTGATGTCTTGAATAGATAAGCCTTTGCAATACATCTAATAGCACCATCTTCCAATTGCTCGGTAATAGCACCAACATAGATACACTGTGGTTCTCTAAACTCAAAACCTACCTTTGATGGGTCTGGGTGTCCAAAGAATCCCTGCACTCCAGGAATCAGCTGACAAATTTCATTGACAACATTGTTACCATAACGTCTGCGATTACCAGAAATGCCTGCACGAATTACCTCAACATTTACAAACTTTGGATCTGGATCATCAGCGGTAATCGTTTCAATATCGATTCTAGAATCGACTGGAACATTTACCATAGTAGTCTCAGACACCATTTCACAAATCCGACTTTTTGATACCATGATATCTATTAACTGCTCTTTGGTATATTCCTTAGATTTGATTGCCATTGATTCACCACCTTCTGACCTATTATTTACATCTCAAATCGTAGAAGATTGTTATAAGCCAGTAATATATCCTATTTGAAGTTCATAATATTATCTATAAGTTTATTCCAACCATCTAACTGGGTTGCACTCCATGGCAATATCATTACACCTTTAATAGCTTCTTGTGCTCTAGATAATAAGTCTATGTCATTGTCAGCCATAGCACCTGCAACCAATTGCTTCCAGAATTTCATCTGTGTGTTATATTCTTCTGACATATGACCTCTTGAATTATCCTTTGCAATATCAAAATTACTAATCATATTATCTATATACTGATTTCTTGCATTATACATAGCATTCTGGACTTTACTACTTCTATCACCAGATAAATAATCTTCCATTGATTCATCTGTCATATATTCAGCATAGTTTATACCAAGTCTGTTATTTATCCTCTGATACATCATATCTCTACTATATATTGTGTTCAGCATATTTGCTCTAAATAATAGATTTCTACTGACTGGCTTATCCCACCCATCAATAAATGGAAGCCATACACACCTACATCTTGGATGTGCAGGCAATTGTTCTACATCATCTTCTAACTCATATATTGATCCAATCCTCTCTCTACAGTAATCACATGTTACTGCAGAATATTTAAATCCATGCCAGTATTTCTTTATGTTTCTGCCAGATAGATTCTTATATTCAATAAGTCTACTAATAGATCCAATATTGTATGCTCTGCTTAATTCTGTTTGTGCTATTTCCTCTGCTTTACTCCTATTAACATCAAGTATCTTCTCAATAGCTGCACGTACATTTGCTTTGTTCGATTTTCCTTTTAAAAAGAGGTCACCGAGTTCAGACCGTATTCTCTCAATCTTCTGATTATTGTGACCTTTTAATAATTCAAATACATGCTCTTCAATATATCTTATTGTATCTTCATCATATTCTTGATTACCATTCTGTTCACTAAGACCTTGGGTGAATTTTCTTGTAAGTTCAATACCTATATCAATTAACTCACCCATATTATCATAAGCGGTATCAAAATATTGACCTATCTTATCTATTAATTCATATTCACATTGTGAGAAATATATATCATATACTCTCTGTATTGAGTTCATTAATACCTGCATGTCCAATACTTTATTAATATCGGTCTTAACACAATTTAATACTCGTTCTATGTGAGCATCTGTTAACCTTCTTAGATTAAATTTTATATCTTCTTCAAACTGGAGATTCTTTATATCAAACCTCTCTGCTTGTTCGATAATATAATCTATAATAAGTTTCTCTTGTTCCATAATTTACCGTCCTTTCAATAAACTGTAGAGACACAACAACTTTGTAGCGAAAAAAGAAAACACTATACAAACTTTGAAGTTTTTCGAGAGGAAAAACATTATCATTACATTAAATAAAAGATAAGGACAAGATGTTATCACTCTTGTCCCGACCTATTCTTGTTTATATTAATCTCTTTTCTCTTCTGAATTGATTACTCTTGTTGTATCTACCCTTCTGGCATCATTCCTTCTTCTCCTATCTCTAGTACCATCATCCCCATCTTCTGGGTTAGTAATATTTGCGGCATTATTCTGTCTACTTGTAAATCTACCACCAAGAGCACCTGCAAAATCACTATTGTCTGCTAATTGTGCAAACATTTCTGATTCTTCAATAATCTGCTGTTTCTCAACATCCCAGTTATGTCCCATATTCATACTGGCTGTTCTTCGTGAACATAAGTTTGCACCAACTTTGAGTACATATGTCTCTGCCTTAGTCTTCTCTGACATAGTATCAATTTCTGGGAACACCAATTGCCCATCATCAACTGTCGATGGATCTCCGCCTGCACATGCTATTACAACCTTATGAATATCAGTGAATGCTTCTGCAAATGCATCCTGCCTATCTTGTGCAAGATGTGTAACAGAGAATGTATTTTCATCACCATTTGCTTCTGATTGGTTAAATAACATATATTCTGGGAATGATAAGCCTGCACTAATTAATCCACGTAGTATCTTATCATCTGCTGATGGCTCAACAATGTTTCTTGATGGATCTAATACCTGCCACTCTTCCTGCTTGTTATGTACTGGGTTACTACCAATAGCGAAACCTGCAAGATCATTAATTCTATCTTCGATAACCTGTGGATCATCAGTATCAATAGTGATATCAAATATAGGAGATCCATATAACTGATGAATTGTAAGCCTATCTCCTACAAAGTCCATATAATCCTGCACCAAATCTGATGATTGATAGAAATCTGATGTACCATATACCTCACCAGTTGAATTATTGAACTTAATATGACACATCAATCCTTTACCTTTAATTTTGGCTGCACCTTTAAGTCCAAGTGATCTTCTAACTTTCTGTATGATACCATTATTAACACCATTTGAGAACTCGATCTCATTGAGGTAATTCTCTATTGGCATCATATCAAACTGTTCCTCATTACCAGTCTCATCATTCTTATATGTAATGATATATCTATTGACCTTATTAACATTTCCTGGATCAAAATCTATATCAACCTGCCTTGATTCATAGAATGATACAAGTACATCACCAGTATCCTGCGGATATAAACCAATAAACACTTCACCATATAACTGTGCATCAGTACCAAGTGAATTGAGTTTTCCTCTTAGTCTATTGATTCTCCAGAATCTGTCAATAATTTGCTTTGTCTTTTCATCATACACCCATTTGATACCTCTACCAAATACAAGTGCATTGAACTGGTTGATACGATTCTGTAATAGTGGATTTGCTTTCCATAATGTCCACATATTATCATGATGTGTCTTTCGTGATGTATCATATCTATA